TACGATAGGCGATGATGGAGATGATAATTTAGAAATAAAAAGTTCAGCAAGTGAAAACGTAATAATAGATGGGGCCGGTAGAGTAGTATTAAGAGATGGCGGATCTACTAAGCTTGAAACTTCAAGCACGGGTATAGACGTAACTGGTGAAGTTAAGGGCGATAGTTTAGATATAGATGGCAACGCAGCAATTAATGGTAAAGTAGTAATAGAAGGTGATTCAGCCGCTTGGGACACAACAACTCCCGGAACAACAACAGGTTCTTTACATCTTGATCCGGGTAGTAGCACTGATCACTTTGGTAGCGCTATAACATTTGGTGCTTCTGATAGTGGAGATGGAGCTACAGCGCAAGCTGGTATATACACAAGATCAGATGGATCATATGGTACTAGAATGTATTTTGCAACTACAGACCTCTATAGTAGTGGGTCTAAAGTTGCTTTTTATATAAACCATGATAAAAAAGTTTATTTTAATGATGATATAATAGTAACTGGCGAGGTTGAAGGTGGTAGTTTAGATATTAACGGTAACGCTGATATAACTGGCACTTTAACAATTAACGGAACAAATACATTTGTAATAGAATCAAATAATACAGCTGCAACAATTAATTTAAACAGTAGCGCTAGAGGTTTTGATTTTATAAACAACAACGCTACATTATTAAGCTTGTCAAGCGCTGGTAATGCAACTTTTGCAGGAACTATAGGATCTGGTGCTATAACATCTACCGGTAAAATTACTGGTACAGAACTAGAGGGTACAAGTCTAGATATAAATGGCGATGGTGCTATTGATGGTCAAGTTATAATTACAGATGATGATGCTGGTGCGTTAACTGTAAGAAGAGCATCTAATACAGATCAAGCCTTGTATTTAAGAGGTGGCGCTGGTTCAGGTGAAGGTAGAGTTGCGGCTCAATACTCTTTAGACTTAGTATCAGGTTTAGGTGGGAGTAATAGTTATGATTTAAAACTTATTACAAACGCTGGTACAGCTTTACAAATAGATGCTAGCGATAGTAATAAAGCTGTATTTTCAGGCGCTGTAACTTGGTCAGGTGGTGGATCCGCTAATGCTAATACAGCTTATGGATGGGGTGATCACAGTGCGGTGGGTTATTCAGAAGCAACTGGAGTAGCAAATAATGCTAATAATTATTCCCACCCAACTTCTGAGGGTAATAAACATATACCATCAGGCGGTACTTCTGGCCAGTTTTTAAAGTATAGTGCAGCGGGCACAGCTACATGGGCAGCAGATAATGATACAACTTATAGTGTAGGTGATGGTGGTTTGACAACTAATGACTTTACTAATGATGACCATACTAAACTAAACGCTATTGAAGCAAATGCTGACGTAACAGATGCTGTAAATGTTAAATCAGCTTTAGGTGGCGCAATGGGATCTAACACTCTTCAAATTGGTGATGGATCTACAGTCACAACTTTCCCTGGTGATATAGTTGTAACTGGCGATACAACTTATCATAATGAAACAGTTAGGGTTATTGCTAACAACACTTTACAGTTTGAAGGAGCAACTAATGATGGATACGAAACAGATTTAACAGTAATTGATCCAACAGCTGACAGAACAATTAGTTTACCAAACGCTTCTGGTACTGTAGCTTTAACAACTGACATTACGGGTACTAATAGTGGTACTAATACCGGTGATGAAACAAAAGCAAGAATAAATGCTTTAGATATTACTGAATTGGGAACAATATCAAGTGGTGTTTGGCAGGGAAGTGCTATTAATACTACTTATTTAGACGGACAATCAGGAACTAACACAGGTGACACTTCTGTAACAGATTCAACATCAACAACGTCTAGTACAACTAGAGCCTCTGCAACAGCTGTAAAAGCCGCGTATGATAGAGCTAGTACTGGTATTACTGATGCGGCTGCCGCTGCTCAAACAGCAAACTCAGCTGTTAAACCTACAGATACATTTTATATTGGAACAACTCAAATTGCACATAATAGAAGTTCAGGTGCAGATTTTTCTCTTGCTGGTATTACATTAGATGGACCAAATATTGGAACACCAAGTAGTGGAACATTAACAAATTGTTCAGATTTACCAGCGGCTAATATATCTCAAGGAACAATGGCTTCTGGTATGGTTTTAGTAGCACCAGAACTGGGTACGCCAGCAAGTGGTGTTGCAACAAATTTAACAGGGACAGCAGCAAGTTTAACAGCAGGAACAGCAACTGTAGCGACAACTGTTACTATCACAGATAATGAAGCTACAGATGAAACTAACGCCATTATATTTACATCGGGTGGCGATGTCGACGGTGGTAATATAGGTTTAGAATCTGATGGGAACTTATCATATAATCCTGCCACAAGTTTACTTACAGTAGGTTATCTTGCACCAACTGTTGGTCGTAAACTTGAGTTGCCAAGTAATTCAACTGCAGACTTGAGAGGTGCTGACATTGTTTATTTTGGAACAGGTGAAGGTATGACATCAGGAACCATATATTATTATGGTTCTGATGGAGAAGGAGGAGGAACATGGACTTCAACAGATGCAAGCGCAGAGTCTACAGCAAAAGGAATGTTGGCAGTAGCTTTAGGAACAAGTTCAGCTGATGGGATGTTATTAAAAGGTATGGTAACCTTGGACCATGACCCTGGAGCAATTGGAGATGTATTATATTTATCAACAACAGCTGGAGACGCCACTTCAACAGCTCCTAGTAATAATGAAGAAATTATACGTATTATAGGTTATTGTTTAGCTGAGACTGATGGAATAATATATTTCGATCCTGACAAAACCTTTGTAGAGGTAACAGCGTAATGGGTATAGGTAAAGTAAGTTCATTAGCAGTAGCGAGTTTAGCTAAAGTAAATAGTTTGGTTAAACTTAGCATAAATAAAATAAATGCTGCAGCAGCTAGCTTTGCAGCAGCTTTTACAGATGACAATGCGGTAGCTAAATCAATATCAACAGGAACTGCTGAAGCTGTTTATATATCAGATTCTGATGGTAGTTATACCTTTGACCATAACGATGCATTTACAGTTTCTTTTTGGGTTAAAGTGGGGTGGAGTACCTCTTTAAATACCTCTATACATTTGTTCTCGTCCACAGATGTAGGAGCTTCTTCTGCTTGGAATGATTTATATAGAATTTACTATACTGAGCAAAATAATCGATTAAATGTACAATGGGGACATAGTGGTAGTGGTAGAAAACAACAATTTTGGTATTTCCACGATTCATCAGGCATGTCAACTGCATATAACGCAGCTGGTTTAGGAACATCATATTGGTCTGCTACAAACAGGGGAAATACTGGTGACGATGATTATACTTTAATAACGATTACTAGAGGAACATCTAATTCCGCAGCACCTGCTAATCTAAAATTATATTGGAATGCTACTGATTGTGGTACTGGTTATTATGCAAGTGGTGGAGGAAGCGGTACACCTAGTATGGGTAATAACGATAAACAAATTTTCTTAGGTTCTGTTAGTTGGTCTCCAAATTATAATAAAAGTGGTGATAGTACTGCAACTAAATTTAATGGAGTAACCATTTGGGATAAAGTATTAAGCTCTACAGAAGTAACCGAATTATATAACAGTGGTGAACCAATGAATATAGAAGACCATACTGCTTATGATGATTGTGTAGGTTGGTGGAACTTTGAAAGCGATGGAAGTAATGAAATAGATGGTGGTCCTGATTTCGATCAAATAAATGGCGACTCAACTGTAGAAACAAAATAATGAATTATTATATAGTAACAGAAGAAATATTTGATACTCTAACAAAAGAGAATATATCTTTTATGCACAAGAGTATAGATAAAACCAAAAGGTTAATCGTGACGATAGACACGGTGAATGATAGAGTTAGAAAATTCAATAATATTAACACATGTTCTAATTATACTTTTTCAAATCACTCTGATTGGGTTGGTGATGGTTCTGGAATTGAAACTTGGGAACTTGAAGATACAGAATATATTTCAGAAATAGATAATTAGTGTAATTATTCACTATTTTCTGTGATACTATAAGTAGATAAACAACAACAAATTAACTTAAATTAAATTAAAATGGCAAAAAGAAAAACACCAAAGTCTAAAGAAATTGTAGACTTAAAACCGCAAGCTGAAAAGCTTACACAAGAAGAACTAACAGAACTTCAAACAACAGTTGGTAAAGTAGATAGATTACATCTAGAAATAGGTAAAGTTGAAGCACAAAAGCACAACTTTCTACATCTTCTAGCTGGAGTTCAAGATGAGATCAAATTACTACAAACTAAATTAGAAGATAATTATGGTAGTGTTGATATTGATGTTCGCGACGGTACTATAAAAGCTAAGGAGAATGGACAAGCTGATTCGTAAAATAAGTATCGGTAAAGATTATAAGAATGACGCCATGCACTATGCCGTGGGGCAAGAAGTGTATGGTGGTCATACTATTTGCGATATACTTGAAAAAGAAAATAAGTATTCTGTTTATATTAAAAAAGGAAGAGAAGTAATACCTTGGAAAGATTTTAATAAAAACATGGCGGTATCTGTAGAGTATAATCTAGAATTCATATAATGAAAAGCGTTTATAACTTTGTTGTGACGCCAGTTGGAGAAAGATATAACAATATTAAGAAGGTTGGGGATTCAGAGTTAATACTTAACACCGAAATCTTCAATCATCAATTTGTAAATAGAATTGCAAAAGTTATATCAGTTCCGATAATTGGTGATACAGATATTGAACCTGGAGATAAAGTAGTTGTACATCATAATGTATTTCGCAGGTGGCACAACATAAAAGGTATTGAAAAAAATAGCACTAGTTATTTTGATGAAGATACTTATATAATTTACCATGACCAAATATTTGCTTATAAAAGAAATGATATTTGGAAACCGTTAAAAGGATTCTGTTTTATACAACCTTTAAAAGAAACGAGCACACTACACATTAATAAAGAAAAGTTAATAGGGGTAGTTGTTTATTCTGACGGAACAGTTAACAAAGGCGATTTAGTCCGCTTTAAACCTTCAGGCCAATATGAGTTTATTATAGATAACCAAAGACTATATAGAGTTAAATCTAATTTAATAACAATTAAGTATGAATACCAAGGAGACGAAGAAAAGTATAATCCAAGCTGGGCGAGTAGCAGTTGAAGAACTCATTAAAGTTGCGAAGGAAGCTATTGTTGATTCTGGAGATGATATTACAGCCGACAGACTTAAAAACGCTGCTGCTACTAAGAAACTCGCGATATTTGATGCATTCGAAATACTTAACAGAATTCAAGAAGAAGAGAATTTACTTGAGGGAAAAATTCCTGAAGAGAGAAAGGAAAAAGTTTTTAAAGGATTCGCTGAAAGTAGGTCTAAATAATGTACGAGCAAAGTTTAGTTAAAGTAATTGAACCCATTAAGAAAACTACTATAAGTAGACTTAATAAAACAAAAAAGTGGAAATACGGATACAATAAAGAGCATGATATTATCGTTATATCAAAAACCGGTCAAATTGGTGAAATCTATGAAATCCAAAATCTGCGGGTAGCATTACCTAAAGCACCTAAAGAAGTATTTAAACATAAGGAAAACAAATGGGTTAAAGCAGAATATCCTAAAAAATTAAAGAATATTAAAAATATCTTTGATTGGAGAAGTTATCCAGATGAACAAAAAGAACAGTGGTTTGATTATATAGACGAGGAGTTTAATAGAAGAGATAGTGGGTTTTGGTTTATGAATAATGATAAACCAACATATTTAGTAGGTACACATTATATGTATTTACAGTGGAGTAAAATAGATGTAGGTGCTCCTGATTTTAGAGAAGCAAATAGATTATTCTATATATTTTGGGAAGCGTGTAAGGCGGATAAAAGATGTTATGGTATATGCTACTTAAAAAATAGACGTTCTGGATTTTCTTTCATGTCTTCGGCTGAAACAGTTAATTTAGCAACAATGTCTAGTGATTGCAGATATGGAGTATTGTCTAAAACTGGTTGGGATGCAAAGAAAATGTTTACAGATAAGATTGTGCCTATTAGTATAAATTATCCATTCTTTTTTAAACCGATTCAAGATGGTATGGATCGACCTAAAACAGAATTAGCATATAGAGTTCCATCTACAAGATTTACTAGAAAGAAAATAACATCTAATGAGAAATTAGAGGATATACAAGGTTTAGATACGACTATTGATTGGAAGAATACTGGGGATAATAGTTATGATGGTGAAAAACTAAACTTATTAGTACATGATGAAAGTGGCAAATGGGAAAGACCTGATAATATTTTAAATAACTGGAGAGTTACAAAA